TTGCGATTGGAACATCTTCGCAAATTGTCATTGAAATTCAATGAAGAGAAAAATCGTAACAACTTGTCGCAGAGGGAGCTTAACATTCAGCTCCTCACAATCCAACGTGTATGCGATCAAGTTGAGACCAATTTTCTAATAGCCAAGCAAAAGCCGTCTTTTTGGCAAGCCTGGGGTCCGCTGTTAGAAAAATTTTTGACATCAATTATAATGCAAATACTCATAATTATAGTCAACGCACATGTGTTGACCTTAGGATTTCTAGCACAATACATTCTACTCTGTGTTGGGCTAATTGCGAGAGATTGCCAAGTATTATCCACGAATCCTATCATTCGTGTGTGGGCTCGAAGCATAGTTGCATCTATACTAATTGCATGGCTTTGGAACACCCTGCTATTTGGAAATCTTATAGTATCGATACTCCTGCACATAATAAAAGGAGTTATTGTTGCAATGCATCCCACAATGGATCCCTGTTTGAATTTTGCGGACGGGGATATCCTGGTGGGGCATTGCCTAAATTAGGAAATTTCTATGTAACTGCATTTGAAATCCCAATACTCAATAAATTAGACGTTATTATAATGAATAATTGTATACACAATGAGATTAAAGGTATTCATAATAGATACCTTAAGAAAACGCCAAGTTTGGGTGAGTTAGATGGTAAGATAATTGATAGAATAATAGATGAATTGGAGGCTAAGATGAGGCCTCATTTTGATAGTCATTTTGATGTGAATGAATTCATGTCAGATAAGAAGGGCGCTTTAGGTAATAGATATAAGGCCGCGGCTAATGCTTTGATAAAAGATGGATTTTCGTTGGAAGGGGATTCAGACATAGCCGCATTTGTAAAGTTGGAAAAATTTTCTGAAAGAAAAGCACCAAGAATGATTCTTGGGAGAAATCCTAAATTCAATATCATGTATGCTAAATATGTCCAGCCGCTTGAGAGAGCATTTTTTGAATTAGAAGAAGTGTGTAATAAATGTAATTATGCACAATGTGGAAAGAAATTCGGAAATCTTAAGGGTGGTTGGTACATAGAGAATGATATGAGTAAGTTTGAAGCTTCTCAACGAATAGAAATATTGTTGAATATTGAATATAGGTTGTATAGAAGATTTTTC